CACTACTCTCTCTAACCCTTACTATTGTAGAGGCTGGTACAACTGTAGACTCTACTGTTATAGGTGCGGCACTTGTTCTAACTCTTGTACCGTTGCCTGTACTTGTAGCTACAGTAACTGACGTACCATTTATTAGAACTGAACCATCTGCTATTCTTCTTGCTAATGCACTAACAGTAGCTGTGCCATCTAATGTAGCACTACCAACATTAATCTTCTCGGCTGTACATGCAACAGTAGAAGTAGCTGATATTACAGTTTGAAGGTCAGATAAATCGTATACACCTACACCATAAACATAACTACCATAACCTTGTGCATCGGTTTCTTCAAGTATAAATTTCTCAGCACCAGCAGTTACTCCTGAAGATACCGTTACTGTAACCGTACCACCTGAAGCAAATGTAGCATTACCTGTTTGTGTTACTGTAGAACCGACAGATACTGTAGCACTACGCTCACCAACTACCTGACCACTACAAGTAGTAGCCGATGTTGCACTTATTTGTGAAGCACCACTAGCAGTAAAACCGCCTATTGCCGCAAATCCTGAAGCACCAGCAGACAATGCACCTGAGTGTTGTATCCTTTCACACGCTCCAGTAACACTAGCACTTGCCGATATTGCTATCGGTAGTGAGTCTTCACCAAATTCATGTGAACCATACGTACTCGTGCCATACGAATAAGCAGTAACATTTACAGTTGCCACGTCAGCCCCTAATCGTTAGATTAGTTCAATGTTATATCTAAGTCACCTGATGGAACACGGAACACGTCACCAGTAGCAATTGCTTTACTTGACGATAAAGTCGCATAAGCCATTAAGTTACCTGATGTTTCCGCATCAAATACTCCAACGTGTGTTACTGTACCCCATGAGCCTGTAGCTGTAGGAAATTCAATAGCCGCGTTGTTAGATGTTGTAGCACCTGACGTTGCAAAGTTAACTGCTTTTCTTACATAAGCACTACCTGACAACTCAGTACCACCAGCAGCTTCGCCCGGTGCTGCAGTATACAATGCTAAGTAATGCTGAGAAGGTGCTGTGTAAGCCGCTCCAGCAAATACGTGGTCTAAAATTTCCGTTTCTAAAAAGTTTGTAAAACTCATACTAATCCCCTCACTTTCATTGTAAGTCCTGACCCACTAAAACGTGCATTGTCAGAATATTCATTTAATCGCTGTACTGAAGCACTATACATCTGTGCCCATACAGCTACCCTTTGGTCTTCTGCTAGATACGGTGCTGAATGTAATAACGCTCCATAGAGGTATACATCAGGCGCTTCTAGTAAGAGCCAATTATCTGCGTTACTACTAAGAGAAGGTATCTTCTGATAATAAAGTAACTCAAAATCTGTGTCGTTGCCCGGCGTTGGGAACAACTGAAATTGTCCATCTGCATGTGTGTACATACGAGGTGTACCATTAGCATCTGAATGTGCTGAACGTTTGTCAGCCATTGTATCTCTTGAAACTAGGTTGACTACTGAAGTTCCTGTTCCTGTAAGGTGTAATCTAATTGTTTCTAGCCAATCAGCAGGTGTTTGCATATACTCGTCATTTGCTGATTGTTGACCACTAGACCTTGCTTCCATCTTAAAGTGTCTAATGTCTCTATTCATTTGTGCCTCAGCCAATGTAATAAAGTCAGGTATGACAGACGTTAGGTCATCTCTGTTTAAGAAGTCAGCAATAGAAGCTTTAAGTCCTGTGTAATTAGATAGAGCCATCTTAGTTTCCTATTCCTAAATTAGTTACAGCTTTTTCATTTTGTATACCGTAACCAGTTGCCATAGCAGGGTTGTTAACTATCATCTCCATTAAATTCATTTTACCATCATCATCTGTGCGTGAAAAAGCATTAATGACTTGTGCTTGTTCAGGTTCAGATATAGCACCTAAGATTCGTGCAAACTGCGCCTGTAATTCTTTAACATCCATTTTTGGTTGATTTGCAAAGTAGTCCATCTCTGTATCTGACATAGCACCTACAGCACCAGCTACAGCTCTTGGCTGTATTGCACCATGATGTTCTGTGCCTGTGTCTGTGTTCATGAATGATTTATACTCTCTGTCTGATACAGCACCTTTGTTTTTATCAGTAAAATTTTGTATTAGGCTAAGAAGTCCATCTGACCTCGCTCCTTGTTGTTTCATTCCATATGCCATAGTAACTCCTATCTAATTAAGCAGTAGTATATCATTATTTATAAAAGTAATCCTGTTCTTTCTTCTTCGCCTTGATTCATTAACAAGCCACTTGTTGGCATAGCTAAACCAATAAAGTTTAACTCAGGAAACTTTTTAAATAAAGCCTTACGTTCTGCATCTGTTCCATATGTTAATATTTTCTTTATACCACTTTTTTTAAGCAATTCAATAATTCTTGGTTTAGTTTCTTTAGGAATGATAGCGCCTTTAAATTCTGCCATCTCAACAATTCTATTAGGTTTAGTTTCAAAGTAATCGGTTTTCATACCTTGACTTTTTGTTTTTATAGTCATTATTAAGTCTTTAATTTTAGCAACTTGTTTAGGCGATAAATCTAATTTTTGTATTTCAGTTTGGGGTAAATAACCTTTTTTCAATACATCTTCTATTAATAATGCAACACCTTTTTTGCCTATTATTTCTCCTATTTTATTTTGTGGGTTAGCATCAGGATACATTATTTTTCTTATGTCTACGTTCACATCATAAATATAGTCTGCCAAATCATTATTAGTTGCAGATTGTTGCACCACCATATCTTCAGTCGTTTCTAATAGACCTCTCTTATCTTTCATTTCTTGTAAGTTTTTAAAAGGTTCACTTGCGATTGCTCTTGTTTGTCCTACGCTTGTAAACCCTTCAGCGCCAGGTAAATTTCCGCCTTTCTTTTTCATTTGTGCTAATGCTAATTCGGCACTATATTCTACGTCAGCTCTTTTTTTACCAGTAGGTGTGCGATAACCTTTAGGGTTAGTCATCGTTCTTACTGTTTCACCTAACAATGAGTCTTTAGGTATATCAGAAGTAGAGATAGGTGTGAGCCTTTGTTCGCCTTTAACAAGTAAATCATTATCAATGCGATTAATTGCCTCTCTGTAAGTATCGTATTTAAAAGGGTCATAACCTAATTTAATAGCTTGGTCAACCATTGCTTGTTGTCTTTCTAATGCCCCTGTATCAAAGTCTTGTAATCCGTAGTTTCTTCGAGCTTTATCATTAGCATATTCACGATTAGTCATTCCACTATTAATACCACCACCTGAATATAATTTATCAGGGTTGTCTAATGATTTTACATTGGCAAAGAATCTTAATTTGTCAGGGTCAATCAAATCAAGCACACCCTCAACATTTTTATAAACGAGTCGGTCTGAGGGCGCACGACCTGAATACATATCGTTTGGATATGTTAAATTGTTTTTGCTTGGTGTGACTAAATCAGAAGAACCAAGTAGCGATATTTCACCAAACGCATCAATTGGCTTATCTACTAAAGATGTGGCTAGTGAAGGCATTGGTATTCCACCTGATTCTAAATGCTTTTGTAAAGCTTCTTCTGATAGATTGTGTTGAGCTATCATTGGGTCAGGTATAACTGGCACTTCATTTCTTTCAAACATCTTTGCTGTTGACTCATCAAATATTAAGTAGTTTTCTGAGTCATAAACATCAGGGTATTTTGTAGTTAGGTCATCTCCCCATCGTCTACCCATTACACCATTTTCATGTAAGTATTTAGATACTTCTAAATTGTGTGTGGTCATGTCAGCACTAGGTTGAAATTCAGCACGTCTATCAACAAAGAACTCGTATAAATTAATACCATCGTCAGGATGAGGGAAGTCACCTATCAAATCTATTTCAGCAAGTATTTTGTCTTGTTGTATTTTATTACCTACGTTTTGTTTATATGCTTCTACTAAGTCCATGTAAGCACCATTTTCTTGACGTATTAAATCTTTAACAGCTTGAGGTTGGTCATACACTCCTTTAGAATCGTCTAAAAATGTAGCTACTTTTTCATCTGCTACATCAAATTTCATTAGACTAAATTCTTGGTCTGCCCAAAGTTCTTTATATTCTTTAACAGCTTCCTTTAGTTTAGGTAAGTCAGGATGGTCTTTGTATGTTTCTAACAAATAACTTACTTGACTCGGTGTAGCTGTATCGTCTCTTACATCTTTCCACATATGCGAAACTATCTCACTTTTATTTTCACCATGGTCAGCTTCACGTTTTCTTCTAACTACCTCATCTTGAAACATATCAAAGTCTGTTGTGTCATAGGTATTGTTTTGTTTATCTGTTTCACCAAAGTATTGTTTAGATGTTGATGCTCTGCCTCCCATATAGAACCCTGCACCTTTAACATTGTTACCTTCACCTGTTAACATAAACTTGTTATTTAATTTAGTAAAGTTTCTTGGTGAACCATGCCACATCATTGCAAACTGTCTAGGGTCAGGTATAAATTGACTTACCATTTTGTTGTTAGCAAGTAAATCAATAGGGTCAGGTAATGCTTGTAATGTGTTTCTAAAGGACGATTTAATAGCAGGATTGTTTGCAAGTTCTGCTATAGACTTAGCTGTATAACCAGCACCAACTAAAATACCTAAAAAGTCTAATGGATTATTGGCTATCACATTTGTAAAATTATCCCAACTTTCAAAAGTATTACCAACTACATCTGCAAATGCATTGGCTGTTGCTCGTTGTTCAGTACCTACTGTTTCATCTAACAGTCCACCTGTTGCATTAAGCACACCACCTGCTATTAGATTACCTACAGGTTTAATAGTTTCTTCAGGCACTCTAGCCATACGTGAACTACCTAAATACATTTCAGATGCAGCATTTGGAATGTTTTCAAAGAACCTAAAGAATTTGTTTGGATTGTCTGATGGTTTTGTTTTATACATCCAATCATTGCCCATGCCATCATTTAAACGTAATTGTTTAATAGCTTCTTCTTCTGCATTTGCATTTGATACTTTTTCTTCGGAAGGATTAGACATGAACGACCATATGCCTTCAAGTGTATCGCCCATCATTTCACTAGCGCCTTCTGCAAGGTTACCTAAAAGACTGTTTAATCCAACAGGTTCTTTTTTATCTTCAGGGTCGAGTAAGCCTCTGTCAGCTCCAAGTCTCATACAATACCTTTCATGTTACGCCTTAAAGGTTTATCCCAGTTCTCATTGAATGGTTTGTAACCTATAGCCATATATCTCATTGCATCTGCACCATGTGAACTCCAATCGTGTCTTGGTCTCATTCTCCATGTCTTACCATTATCATCCCAGTCTCTACTGTAGGCAAGTAATGAGTCAATCAGTTTCTCACATGATACCTCATCAAAATAGCATTTGTCTAGCATTGTTCTAACTTGTTGTATGCCATCGTCTATTAATAATGATGGTGCTATCTCTATGTTTCGTATGCCTAAGTCTTCAAGCATTTCAATACGAGACTTTCCTGTGCCTAATTCTCTGACTCTAACATCATGAGGTAATACGTGTTGGTCATAAACATAACCTTTGTTCTGTAACATCCTAACGTAATGCTCTAGTCCTACACCACTAGCTTCATAGTAGTCAATGATGTGTACTTCAGTACCAATAAATTGTGCAAATACTATTGACGTGCTATCACCAATACCTAAATCCCAACTTGTTATTACACCCTTAGCTCTATCATAGGAGACCTTACTCATTCTACCTTCATCTTTAGCTCTGCGTAATTCAGTAGAATAGTATGCACCCTGTGAAAAAACAAGATACCCACCTTCCCAAATATGCTCATAAGACTCAGGACGTTTGTCTTTATCTTCTATCCTTTGTTTGTCGAGGACGTCAGGAAACCATGGATTATCTTCCCAATTCATTTTAACTATTTTAGAATCACTTGGAAACTTCTCTCTGAATCTTTCATGAGTAGCGCTATACTTTGACTCAGGATTCCACGTTACCCATATCTCAGAGTTAAAGCCTATACTCTTATCTTCTTCTCGGACAGTAGGCAAAAGCAAATCCCAAGCTCTACCTGAAACAGATTCTGCCTCATCAACGAAAGCTATTAGTATTCTTGACTGTGATTTAATACTATCTAATGAACGTCTTAATCCTGCAAAGGTGTAGGTTATGTTTCCATCCTTACTACGAATGAAGCGCTCTCCTATTTCATAATAGTCTGCTAACCAAGGAACTGACAATATTGCAGTCTTTACCTCAGCCATAGATGATTCGTTAAGCGAGTTCATAAACTCACGACCACAGAGTATTGTGCCTCTTACACCTGACATTCCCCAACGATAACCAAAGACTGCTGTCATCAATGCAAAACTTCTTGTCTTTCCTGAGCCGCGACCACCATATGCCCCACGAATCCTTGCTGTGCCTTCAAAGACAGGGATTAACTTATCAGGTAATTGTATGTTTGCTACTTCACTCACTCTTACTAACTAATTGAATAACAGTTGGCTTCATAGATTCATCACTCGATGTTATGTCTTGCTTCATTGAGTCGTGATACCCATGCTTACCTAAAACTAACTTAGTTATTGCTGAATTAAATGTGTTGTTAAGTCCATTGTTTACAAGAGTTTTAGCTTGAACTTGCATACATCTCCCTAATATGTCGGAAAAACCCTTATCTTTTTGCTTTGCCCAATCATATAATGTGTCTCTATGAAGTCCTAAATGTTCTGCCATTCCTTCAATACTTGGAATCATATCACCATAGATAGCGTAGTCAGTTATGTACGCTCTAGCTTTGTCTTCTACTTCCTCACTCCACTTAGTTGGTCTAGCCATTTAGTTTATCTCCTCTAGGAAAATTAGTTCCCGTTGTGCCATACAATCCAACTGTCCTTGCCATATTTGTATCTATATCTTTTATTGTCTCACCTGTAAGCTCTGAGCAATACTCAAGCAAGGCAATATACAAATAAGGTAATACAGTTGTGTCTGATATTTGCATTTCTGTTTCGCCGTCTATGTCAAATTCATTGCCATCTATGTCAAATTTATTATCCAACTAACTCTCTCCAATCATCAGGAAGGTTAAGTCTAATGCTCAAGTCATTTTCAACCCAAGCAATTACTTCATCTAAATAAACACCCATCTCTTTTGTGCTAAGACTTGTTGTGGATTTTAGCACTACTTTAGTCTTACCTACAACTTCTTCCATTCTAATCTCAAGGAACTCTGTCTGACAATATACATGAATTGCCTCTTTACTGTTTCCAGTTTCTTGCTTGACTTGCTCAATTATCGCCCAGTACATATCGTTTTGTCTACCTGTTCGAGTCTTGTTGTTAGGCTTAATACTTATAAGAGCTTCATCTCCGCTAGTATTCTTAAAGAAATTTCGAGTCATACTCTCTATAATCTCCGCTTTAGGCTTGTCTCTCTTTAGTATTCTAGTTAATGTCTCACTCATAATTTAAAATTTTGTAAGAATAAGGTAGTAATAAATCCTCTTTAATTAGATACGCATCTTTTTCTTCCGTATCTCCATTACCAACAAACGTTTTATATTGTAAATTGTTTTCTATAATGCAATCTTTAATTCTATCTCTTGCTATAAAAATATATTTAGTATGTGTAACAAAAACCCATGTCTTAGCTTTACTAGTCATTAACGCTGAAGGTTTACCATACATTGCAATCTCTACGACTAAATTGCCTGTGTACTTACTTTTAAAATCTTTTTTAACCTCGTAACTTTTGCCATTCTCAGGAACAAATATATCCATCTCTTTACAATAACCTTCAAGAATCCTAGCACTAGGGTATTGTTCCTTTATTAACTTTAAAACATCTTGTTCTGCATTGTGTCCGTCTTTTAAATCCTCCTTAAACGTATTCATTTACTCAAACGGTGACCTTGGAGCAGTAGGTGAAAACCCCTGTGTATAATATTCATCAACCAATAAAGACCTTACTAACTGTCTCTTGGTTCTACTAATAGCAAACTGAGCCATCTCTTTAATAAAATGTGGCTTGTAATAAGGATGGTCTAATGTGTCGTACAAGGCATGGCAGGCATGGCAGCCATAGAAGCCTATGTCGTTACCATCGTTGTCTTTAGCTTTGACTCCAACACCTGAAACGTTTTCATGACAGAAGACCACGTTCTCATTGTTAACTCCGCTATCACAGACATCGCTGCGAAAGGTACATGCCTTACCTCTTGCTGATTTAGTTATTGCGTTCTGTTTCATAATGTATTTCTGTGTTTAACCATAATATAACATCAGCCACGCTGTAAACAACCTTAACGCTACCACCTCCGACTTCTTCAATATGCTTTATGCGTTCTTTTTGCACTTTACTTAGATAACCTTTTGGTGTCATCGTTGATGGTTTCTTGACTTCAAGTCCATAATACATACCTTCGTGTACTACAGTCAGGTCAGGAACTCCTGCCTTTACGCCCTCAGCTTTTAATCGACTGGCTTCTCTCTTGCTACGATTACCACCATTAGGAACTGCCCAATAACACACCTTACGAATGTCTAGATAATCACATATAGCTTTTTGAACATCATGCTCATCATTTCTCATTAGATTTTTTCTTTGTTTTAACTCTTTCAATAATCATGGTATATTTAAGTTGGTCACACAATGCAATGATTTGGTCTTCTAAATTACCTTTAAGTTTCTTGTCTTCAATCTTACTTAACAATGACATTAAAGAATGAATTGTTTCTGCTACTTCCTCATTCGACATTACGTTGCAGATTTTCTTCTGCTCCAAGATAATTGCCTAGACCATAAATTGCCCAATGTAGTTGTTGTTTGTCTGCTTTGATACGATGAGTTAAACCACTTAAAGAACAACCTAAATACGTAGCACACCTTGCTTGTGTTAAGCCTAATCGCTTGATTTCTGTTGGGATAGAATTGTAATATATTGTTTTAGACATAGTAATAATATATAGTAAATGAATCTATTATATCAATAAAGATATTGTTTGTGTGTTGTTTTAGCTTTTTTTTTCTTGCATGTACTTCTCCTTCGGAGATTGACCTTTGTAAAGCTTAGGAATAAATTCCTTTTTTTTAGAGCTTCTTATCTTAGCTCTTTACTTATCGGATAATTCCAGAGTTGGGAGTTTCGGAGCAAAGAAATCCCTAACCACTAATCAAAGCAGTTAGAGATTGTCATCGGCATAAGTCCTTCGCAGTATTATCCGTATGCCTGAAACCATTACAACTAATCAGGTCAGAGTCATCGCTACCTTGTAATAGGTACTCAGCCTTCTGCACTCTGCGCTTAGATTTCTTAGCCTCCGAGGTGGTTACCAACATAAAGGTTCTTATCTAAACATCAATCAACAGCTTCTTGGAACACATAGCTGAATCTCTTTTTTTTACTGTAGTGAGTGAAACCGAAGTCAGACATATCTACAGTCGTATCCTGATAGTTGCCTTCTGAACTGAAAATGGTATAATCTTTCATAGAACGGTGGGGCAAACACCAGTTTAGAAAATCCTTAGAGCTTCAATCACTCTAGGGATTTTTGCTATCTAATTTCTTAAATAACTCTAAACCAAGAACACAAATCATACCCTTCGATTAAATGTAGGTCAACCTATTTGCATTTATTTTTTCTGTTTAATTAAATAAAGCTTGACAAACGACCTCAAATGGTGTATAATTACCCCGTAATTGAGATGAATTACCAACTTTAACCCATAGGAGATACAATGAACACATTAGATATTATTAACAACCAACTAGATGACATCGAGATTGCAAGACTTGACTCACAAGAGCGTATGCGTAAAGGTGAGGCTCGTAGAGCTATTTTACAAGATGCATTTGATAGGTCAGTAGTTAGAGCTGAGAACGTTGACTCAGCCAGTGTTGTAAACTGGAATTTTGTTGAAGCTGATTTATACCTAGATGACATTGAGCCAACTGAAGGTGAGTTTGCTACTATGGTATGGAGATGGGAACAATCTGAGATGCGTAGATTAGGCATCAAGTAACTTTAACGGGGAGGTTCGCCTCCCCACTTTTAACTTATAGGAGATACAATGAATAAATCTTACGGAAACTTTAACAGAGACCAATTTAATATTGATTCAGGTTGGGTACATTATGATTTAGATAATGGTGAAAAATATTGGAATGACCGTTATGCTTTTATAGCACGATTTAAATACAACAGAAGTTTACAAGGTCGTTTTGTTACTTTTCTTAAAAACAATTTT